AAATGGAACAAATGCCAATGGTGCTGCACCGGTTTGGGCTGATGTTGTGAATTTGATGAAAGCGGTTGAAAATGCAAATGGTAATGGTGTTGCTTATTTGACAAACCCATTGGTTAAAGCCAAATTGCAAACAACAAGCCGTCAGGCATCAGGTGTTGAAGGAAATTTCATTTGGGCATCAGGTGGAACCGATTTGAATGGTTACAATGTTGCAACAACAACTTTGGTTCCATCAACTTTGACTAAAGGTTCTTCATCTACATTGTCAGCAATGATCTTTGGTGATTTCAGCAAAATGGCCGTTGCATCTTGGGGTGGAATGGAATTGACTGTTGATCCTTATTCAGGTGCAACCGCCGGTTTGACAAATGTTGTTTTGAATGCTTATTTGGACACAAATTTGTTGAATCCCGCTGCATTCGCAGTGTGTAAAGATATTGTTGCTTAATAACAACAAATCAAAACCCATGCGGGGGTTTATCCGCATGCCATGGGTGGTCTTGATTGCACCGCCCATGGGCCATGAAAGTGAAATTTTTGATTAACCCAACCGGCAAATTCAATTTGTCTTATAATGAGGGCGAAATTGTTGAAATGGATTCCAAACAATGCGAATTGTTGTTGGAGGCCGGCGCAATCGAAATCGTTGAAGAAGCAATAATTGAAAAGCCAAAAGTGAGCAAAAAGAAACCGATCAATCCCGAAACCGAATTAGACGCAGAATAAAATGTTTGTTGCAAGAAGATACACCGCATTCGCCAATGCCGCAACTGATTATGTCAGTTTAGCGGAGGCCAAACAACATTTGCGCGTGACATCAAGTTCCGATGATGCATATATCACCAACTTGATTTCGATGGCAATTGAATCATGTTCCGCTTATTTGGGTTATTCCATCAGGAAAGGAACTGCGCGGTATGCATTTGATGGGTTTACCGGCGCGCCGGCGATGGTGAATCCGATAAATGGATTAAATATACCATCCGGAAATTATTTTCGCTTAAATAGTCGCATTTTGGCCATTTTGAAGGTTTACTATCTTAATAGTTCACAAGCATTGACCGAATTCGATGCGAATGCATGGATTTCATCAACCGATCCGATGGGGTTGTTTTCGCGCAATGTATTCATCGAATCATCGCCGACATCGGTCACTGATGATTTGATCAAATATATCATCGAGGTGACCGAAGGTTTTGAACCAGCGGGAACCGCCGGTGTTGATCCTGACAAACTTTGCCCCGCATCAATCAAGCATGCCGCATTGTTGTTGGTTGGTCAATATTATGACAATCGCCAAGCCATCACAGTTGGTGTTCAAAATTCACCTTTGAATTTTGGGTTCCAATATTTATTGGATGCTTATAAAATAAGTGTATTATCATGAACGCCGGGTTGATGGATCAATTGGTTTCTTTGCAATCTTATTCAGAAAGCATTGATTCAAACACCGGTGAAAAATTGCAATCATGGTCCGAATATGCAACCGCATGGACCCGCATTCAAGAAGCGGAATCAGGGGTTGAAAGTGTTGATGCGGACCGAAGGGAACACAAACAAACAGTGCAATTTACCATCCGGTACAATTCATCGGTTCAAGTTAAACACCGCATTGTTTGGGATTCAAAAAATTTCAATATTATAAACATCGCGAATCTTGATCGCGACATGTATTTGAAGATTCAAGGCGAATTGGTAGAATGAAAAATCAGGTCCAAGGATTGGCGGAAACAATTGATGCATTGCAAAAAATTGGTGTTGAAATTGACACCGAAAAATTGCGCGCAGATATTCGAGAATTGGCAAGGCCAGTCATCGACACCGCAAAATCATTGGCACCGCATGATTCAGGACAATTGGCAAGTTCAATCGGGTTTATATCGAATTCAGATGCGAAATATAAGTACACAGTGATGATTGCGCCCAATTTGCGCAGTGAACATGGATATTTGGCATTGTGGTATGAATTTGGAGGTCAGGCGGAAAGATTCACAAAATCGGGGGCGCATCGCGGCCGGATTCCAATGCACCCATTTATGCGACCAGCATTTGACATGCATAAAAATAGAATTGCCGAAGCAATCAATGAGAATATCAGAAAGCGCATTATTGATTTGGCTAAAAAACACAATATTTCAACAAAATAAAATATAAAAAAATAATAATATGGCAACCACAGGCATCACCAATGGAACCCTGATCGCGATCTACAAAGACATCAGCGGGACCCTAACAAAAATCGCGAATGCGACATCGAATGATTTTACAATCACTAAAGACATGATCGAAACAACCAACAAAGATTCAGCCGGCGCGAAAGAATACATCGCGGGTGAGTATGGATATACAATGTCGGTTGAGGGTATGTTTGAAGAAGATGGATCAGTTGGTGCATTAATCAGTTGGAAAGAAATGATCACCGATTTGTTGGCCGGAACATCGGTGACAATTGTCATGACATCAAATGTTTCCGGCGATTTGAAATTAAGCGGATCAGCATTGTTTAATGATTTGAAATTGACCGCCCCACAAAATGCGGTTTCAACATTCACTGCATCGATTCAAGGAACCGGCGCATTGACTGTTTCAACTATTTAATTAAAATTTGCCTATATTTGAGGCATGAAAAACAAAATTGAAATAGGGGGTGAAATTCATCCCCTTATTTTTAACATGAATTCATTGCGCAATGTGATGTCGCACATTGGCATGGAATCATTCGCAGATTTGCAAAAGCATTTGGACATGGCAAAAACTTTGGATTTGTCATTGGTTTGCGCATTTTATGGCATTTTAGAAGGGTATGAAATTGATGGAAAGCAATCGCCATTTTTGACCGAATCACAAATTGGTCGAAAAATTACAAAGTATACCGAATTATTGCCGGCCATGAATGGTTTTTCACAAGCCATCACCGATTTTTTCACCATCGAAGAAGGCGAAGAAAAAAAGTAAGTGCCAGCAATGAAGGCCCACCATTGACATGGCGCAAAGTCGAACAAATTGCATTCGGCGAAATGGGCATGAATGAATTTGATTTTGGTCGGTGTTCACCAAGATATTGGCGCGCCCGATTGGTTGGCATGCGCAATGCACAATATCAAGAATTTCAAAATCAATGGGAAATGTCGCGATGGATGGCGGCAACAATTATGTCACCCCATTTGAAAAAACCCATCGCCCCAAACAAGTTGATGGCATTCCCATGGGAAATCATTGAACCTGATGATATTGTTGCAAAAATTACTCAATATGCGGATATATTTGCGAAGTTAACCCCGCCAGCCGAAGCATGAAAGCAATAAATGCAGTTTATAATATTTTATCCAATAGTGCAGCATTGACGGCGGTTGTTTCGACCCGAATCAATCCATTAAGGATCCCACAAGAATCATCATTTCCGGCGATTTCTTATCAATTGGTTTCATTGGTTCCACACCCATCCAAATCGGGACCATCGGAAAGTGATTTTGCAAGGGTTCAGATCAATTCATTTGGAACATCCTATCAAAGCGCAGTTCAGGTTGCCGATCTTGTCAGAAATGCGATGCAATTGACATTGCCGGCGACATTCAATTCGGTATTTGTTCAGACATGCGAATATGATGGTGAAGCGCATATGAGTGAAGATAATGCGGGATTTGCGGGAATTTATCATATTGCCCAAGATTATATCATTAATTACAACAAATAATGGCCAAATCCCAATCACTCAATATTATCATCGGGGCCGATATTCAAAACCTTAAAAAGGGATTGGATGCGGCGGTTGTTGCAACCCAAAAAGCCGGCAAAGATTTGTCAGGCGCGACCGGTGAGGCCATCAAAGGGATGCAAGACCAGTTTGCCAAGTTGGCCGCATCAAAGCCATCAATGGCAACTGTGCGACAAATGCAAAATATTGCAATGACGGCCCGATCATTGGGTCCTGAATTTCAACAATTTGCAAATGAGGTGATCAAAGAAGCCGGCCGGATCAAAGATTCAGTTGGTGACATGCGGGCGGAAATTGGATATTTTGCCAGCGATACAAGGCGATTGGATGCGGTGTTGGGTGGTGTTCAAGGTTTAGCCGGTGCATTCAGCGCGGTTGAAGGCGCGGCGGCATTGATGGGAATTGAATCAAAGGATTTGCAAAAAACAATGGTTCAATTGCAAGGTGCATTGGCATTGGTTAATGGATTGCAAGCGGTTCAAAATGCATTGCAATCCGAAAGCGCATTTATGGTTGGATTAAACACCGCAGCGATGAGAATTCAAACCTATGTGATGGGTCAAGCAACAGTCGCGGCGCGGGTTTATGCCGGCGCATTAATAGCAACCGGCGCGGGCGCAATCTTAGTTGCAATTGGTTTGGTTGCATCAGCATTTTCCAATGTCAAGGACAAAACAAAAGACACAACAAAAGCGGTTAATACATTAACCGAGGCGTATAACAAGCAAGCGGAATCATCCAAAGAAGCATCAAAGAACGGGATGGAAATCGCCGATCAATTGTTGAAGAAAGAATTGGATGCGGCCAAATTGCGCGGTGCAAGTGATAAGGAACAAACACAAATTGAAATTGCATTTTGGCAAAAAAGGAAATCCAATTTGGAATTCAATTTGGCCAATTATGACAAATATTCGGCGCAATATTTACAAATTAGCCGAAATATATCAGAAACCGAAGGAAAAATCGAAGAACTGCAAACAAGCCAATCAATTGCCAATGCCGACAAAAGGCGCGAAGCAAAAAAGAAGGCGCAACAAAAAGAATTTGATGATTCAATTGCATTGATTAAAGCCCAAGGGCAAGCGACGAATGATGCTGAAAGATTCTTTATTGAACAAAATAAAAAGATTAGGGAAAAGGCCGCATCGGATTTGTTGAAATCAAAACAATTTAGCGGAACAAATATGATTGCCGGAACCGCAGTTCCACCGGTATTGATTCAGGTTAAAATTGATGATAAAAGCCGATCGCAAATTGTTAAAGACATGGACCAATTGACAACCGACATTTCAAAGTCAGTTGAAACCCTTGGTGAAGATTTGGCAATTGGATTGGGCGAAGCATTAGGAAATGCATTATCAGGTCAGGGCAACCCATTTGAAGATTTTGCAAAAGTAATTTTGGGTTCAATTGCGAACTTTATTAAAACAGTCGGAAAACAATTGATTGCATATGGTATTGCGATTTCGAAATTTAAGGCAGCATTTGTTAATCCGGCCGCCGCAGTCGCCGCCGGTATTGCAATGGTTGCATTGGGAACCGCGGTTTCATCACAATTGAAAGCCGGTCCATCAGTGCCAGCATTTGCCGATGGTGGTATTGTCAGCGGGCCGACATTAGGATTGATGGGTGAATACCCAAATGCAAGGTCAAACCCCGAAGTTATTGCGCCATTGGACAAATTAAAAACACTAATGAAACCCGAACAATCATCCGGCGGATTCATCGCATCCACAACAATTCAGGGTCGCGATTTGGCGATTGTTTTAGAAAGATACAATAAAGATTCAAAGCGCGGGTAATGAGAAAATATGTCGGTTCCTTCAAAAGTATTCAAAATGTAACTTATCGCATTGAATTATGGGATGATCCATCAGGAACAACACCCGAAATCACCGCGCGATTATATGCGGCAAGAGTATTGGCCGCCGGAGGTTATCAAGAAGGATCATCATGCCTATTAACTAAATTACAATCGCTTAATTCATCCACCGAATTAAAATTGGCCGGCAATGGTTTCAGCATTGAAAGGCAAGGCGAAGGCGATTCAGTATATGAAAATTTTGTCAGATCATCCCGCGCGACTGCGCAATGGGTGATGCCTGATCAAACAACCTTGGATGATTTCATTGCAATTCAAACCATGGCGGAAACCGCATGGGCGATGATTATTTATCGCAATGATGTCATGTTTTATGTTGGTCGGGTATTGGCAGACCAAATGACCCGATTGCGGGAATCAATTCAATCAAAACCAATCATTGATTTGGCGGCGGTTGATGGATTGGAATTGATGGATGGATTCAAAGTGAAATCGGCATGGTTTAGCAGTGGCAAAATCACAATTACACAATTGATTCGCCGGTGTTTAGAATCATTTGATTTATGGGAATATTGGGCCATTAATGGAACACAAACCGAATATTTATATGAAGGTGTTTTGTTGCGGGAATCGCATGCATCCCGATTGGGAATCGACATGTACAAAGTGGATGAATACACCTTTTTGACCAATTTTGATCCATTTAGTGATGTCAAGGTAGTTGATGCGGTCGGTTGGTTGGTTGAACCAAATTATCTTTCATGTAAACAAGCATTGGAAAATGTATTGTTGATGTTTGGGGCGCGCCTAATCCACGAACTTGGTGCCTATTATGTTATACCACCAACCGCATATAATAGTGCCACCACAATCAATTTAAGGCAATATTCATACACCGCACAATATATAGGAACAACAACATACACCCACCGACAAACAATCGGGAATGATGTTCGACCATTGTGGATGGCAAAACCTTCTTTGTATTATCAGCCAGCGGCCCAATCGGTTACAGTTAACACAAAGCGACAAAATCTTGCAAAAGAATTGCGCAATTATACCAATCGCGGATCATCAATATTGGAATTAAGGGTTTATGATGTTCCGACCGGATCAACACCGGATGATGCACCGATGCGAATCCGCCTGATGGCAAAGTCATTGAAAAGGTCGATTGTTGATGCCGGTATAACATATGTTGAAGATTCGACCGATCTTTATTATCGCATCAAATTGTTAGATTCAGGCGGAAATATCAGGGTATTGAACAACAATGGATATTGGGTGACCGGTAGTGTGACAACCCAATTGTATCGAATGCCAACCCGCGACATCAAGGGTGGTTGGATCACATCGGAATTTGAATTGACATGCACAACCGCGCCGGCCGGATTTACCGAATTGCGCATTGAATTAGAAGTCCATGGAAATGTATTGCCTTATTCAAGTGGTGGCAAATGGAAAAATGGAAATTCGGCAACCAAGGATTTTTGGGGATCAATTCAGGTTTCATTCGCCGATGCATCAGCATATAAAAATGCCGATTATACTTTTGATATAACCGAAGTTGTGACCGCAGCCGCCGGGAATTTGGTTAATTCATCACCGGTCATATTGGATCCGGTATATTATACCGATGCATTGCCATATGGCCTTGGAAATTGGTTGGTCAACAATGGAACAATCGATGTTTTGGCATCGGATTGGTATGGCGGATGGGATTCAATCACTCATGGAACAATTACAAAAATGTTGGGATTGCAAATGGCATCGGTTTATGCTGATTTTTTACCGGTCATTCGGGGCAATTGGGTTGATTCAGGGACATTGACATCAATCAAATCTTTGTATTTTGACAATTATGCATGGGTTTTGAATGGTGTGCGATTCGATGCAAGGTCCGAACAATGGGATGGCGAATGGTTGGCAATTTCGCCGGTTTACACTTCAACAACATCATCCGGTGAGGGATTGCGGGTCGATAAGTCATCAACAAAGAATTTAGATGATCGATTGAATTATACCGAAACCGCGGTTGCCAATTTGAATGGATCAATTTCAGCGGTTCCAAATCAGGTGTTGGAACATTTGGTGAATTATGCTGATCAGGCACCAACAACACAACCCACACAAACAACACAATGGGAAGTGATGTTGAAATATACCGATTCAACTGATTCGGTGACATGGTTGGTTCAAGAACATGGAACATTCAAGACATACACCGCCGGGACCCATTCATTAGATTTGGCATTCGAAGGTCATTTGTTGAATGGGGCCGGTGGAACAATCACAATCAATTTGCCAGCGGTTGCCGAACAAAAAGGCAAAAGATATTATTTTGTAAAGTTGGGATCAGCGCACACCGCGGTCGTCAATGCATATGCCGGTCAAACAATCAATGGGGTTGATCATATGAATTTAAATACAAATTATGAATCAAAAACCATTATTTGTGATGGGTCAGCATGGTATATTATTGCCAATAATCCATAATTGTTGTAAATGTTTAATGTCATGCGATTATTTTTGAACCATTATGGCACAAGCAAGCGCAGATATCATCGCGGGTTCACAAGGATTTAAAAGACATGGGGCCGCAACAGTGACCGGTGTTTCCTATGACGCAATCGTCCCACAAGAGGACACAATTTTTACATCATTTTCGGTTCAAGGCGACAATGAATCAAGCGGCACCAATGTTTTGAGTGCGCGCGGGATGTCATCAATCACCTTTCAACAAGGCGCATATTTGCCCGCCGGAAAAGGTTTCAAAATTGTTGGATTTGTTATTTCATCCGGATCGGTTATTGGTTATTAATCAAATATCATGTTAACATCGCAAACACTCGGAATTGGCACGCGAGGCGGGGCGAATTATAGGGGCCAAGGTTGGTCCATTGTATTGGCTTACAAAGCGCGCATCACCGCCGATGGCGGATATTATGAAGGCATT